TCTAATATTTTCTGTTTTAATAGAGACCGCAAATACAATCGATTCCCCGGCAAATCTTTTACACATGTAAATTTTTTACATTTACATTTGTTTTACGTTTACAATCTTTTTACGTTTACAATCTTTTTACGTTTACAAATCTTTTACACTTACACCCTTTTTACATTTACACTTTTTTTAAATCTTATTTACATTTACATTTGATTTACATTTACATTTTTTTTACAAGGGGGGGCATACCCTAACCAAACGGGCGGGCACAGAGACCAAGTCGCAAGGGCAAGAGAAAAAATACGACCTATTTTTCACTTTTGTAAAAAACTTTAAGTCAAAGTTGTCCGAATCGGTGTATAACTAATAGGGGCATATCGTTCCAAATGACATTTCAGCACGGTGGGGATCGACCGGACGATTCCAGTCTAGCGATAGACGATCCGAAAAGGGGCTGCACCTGGGCACTGAGTGACGACTTCTCAACCCGCTTGCAGATCGGCAAAAACCGACCGAGGGCAAAGGCACAATGAGGATTGGCGAACTGAGAAGGCAAACAAGTTACCTCACTCATCGCAAAGCAACGGGGCTTGAGACCTCGTCGAGGGAAGCTTATCAGGCTTGCCTAAAAGTCGAGCTATGCTCTCCCTCGGACAAGGCACAACCAACCTAGGGGGAAAATTAGATTCGACATTATCCTTCGGGATAGTGGACGTGGGTGCGAATCCCACTTTCTCCACCCATTTACAATGAAAGAAATAGACATAGAAATACAACAACTCACACCCGATCAGGCTCGGGCCTGGTGTGATGCGTTGCGGGTGGACTGGCGAAACTACATTGACGAAAAAGCGTCAAAGCCGGAAACCTGGGTAAACGCCTTGCAGAGGAGGGCATGGGAATCAGATAAGTGATGCCTCGCTTAAACCTTAAAAGCCACTCAAGGCGAAAGGGTAAACCCATCGGATATAAGGAGTCGCCCAGAACTGATGTCGAAGCAGTGTCGATTCGGTCCAGTAGCAAGTGGACTAGGCTATCGAGACAAATCCGTAGAGAGCGCCCGATCTGCGAGGAGTGCCTTAATAAAGGTGGACCGCTAAAACCAAGTCAGGAAGTGCATCACATTGTCAAAGTTCAGAGTAATCCAAACCTAGCATTCGATCCGGCTAACCTAATGGCCCTTTGTAAAGAATGTCACTTAGAGATTGAGAACAGAGAAAATGGCTAGACCGCAAAAACTTGTAACCGATTACGCTCAAATTGAGAAGCTTTCCGAGATTGGCTGTAGCGACGAAGAAATCGCCGGAGTTATTGGCGTGGGAAAGCGAACATTTGTGCGAATGAAGCAGCGAGATGAAAATCTCGTTTTGGCATTGGATAGGGGTAAAGCTAACTTGAACGTAAAGCTCCGGCGGTTTCAGATTGAGATGGCTCTGAGTGGATCGGTCCCAATGCTTATCCACTTGGGCAAGACGGTCTTGGGTCAGGGCCAGCCAAAGATCGAAGAGGCTAAGGAAAACCCATTGACCCAGTTTTTGCCAAGAGCCGAAACGATAAAGAATTTGCCAAAATCTGCGGATGAGCCGAGCGACTGAATATGCTCAATCAATTGTCTCGGGCGAAGTCCAGGCATGTAGATGGATTAAGCTGGCTGCCGAAAGGCATATGAGCGATTTGAAGCGATCAGATGTGTACTACGATCTCGATGAGGAGGATCGACGCTGCGGATTCATCGAGAACATTCTAAGGCTTGAGGATGGATCTCCTTTTCTGCTCCAGCCTTGGCAAGCTTTTATAGTCGGATCGATATACGGATGGAAATACGATCAGGATGATCGCCGCAGATTCAGGAATGCCATGATCTTTGTTTCCCGCAAAAACGGAAAATCCGCTTTATTGGCTGCGATAATACTGTCGTCGCTGGTGCAGGATGGCCAGTGCTATTCCCAGATGTTCGCGGTTGCTTCGGATCGCGGTCAAGCTACGCTGCTTCGCGACTACGTTTCTGGCTATATAAAGCGATCTCCTCACTTGTCCGAAATCCTCGATGTTCAGACTTGGCTAACCAGGAACAAACTCACCGATACGGTGTTCAAGGCGTTGCATGCCGATCATCGTCGCCTTGATGGATTAAACCCTGCTGTAGTTGTCTTTGATGAATTACATAGCCAAGAGGGACCGGAGTTAGACGACGTCATAAACTCGTCCTTCGGATCTCAGCCAAACTACTTATATGCCAAGATCTCAACAGCCGGAGAGTTTGGCAGGGAGAAGCCAGCTATGAAGCAAAAAGACCTGGGCGAGAAAGTTCTGGAAGGAGTAGTCGAGCTGGATGACTATTTTTATTTGAACTATACAATAGACAAGGGCGACAAGTGGGATGATCCGAGCATATGGCCAAAGGCTAATCCGAATCTAGGCGTAAGCAAGAACCTAGATTACATGACAGCTCTGGTAGATGTAGCTAAGGAGATTCCACAGAAGGTTTTGGACTTTAAGACCAAGCAGCTAGATGTCTGGATAGAGGCTTTCGATCAGTGGATCGACTCGCAGCGTTGGGATGCATTGAAGGGCGACTATGTATGGGAAGATTTGCAAGGCTGTAAGGCTTGGCTAGGTATCGACCTGGCTCGCGTTCGTGACATATCTTCGGTAGTAGCGGTAGTTCAAACCGATCCCGATGAACCGCTAAAGATTTGGGGAAAGCATTTCATACCAAACGACGATATCGAGAGAAGAACTAGGCACGACAAGGTCCCGTATGCCGTTTGGCGTAACCAGGGCGATATCGTGACGACTGATGGCAATACAACCGACTTTGATGCGATATTTGAAACGATAATGCAGTGGAGCGATCATCTAGATATCCAGGATATCGCTTATGACAGGCATTTCTCAGCCGAGCTTGTCCAGAGACTCTATAACGAATCGCTCGAGCTTGTGCCGTTTGGACAGGGTTTTATCTCTATGAATGACGCGGTTTGTGGCTTAGAAAGGCTGCTTCTTGGCAAGAAAATGCAGCATAATGGCGATCCAGTCCTTTCCTGGGCGTGTTCAAACACGATTTTGGCCACAGATCCCGCAGGAAACCGGAAAATGGACAAAAAACGCTCAAAAGAGAAGATTGACCCGATGGTAGCCCTCGGAATGGCGATTGCTAGATCGCAGGACAGTATCGAAGACGAAGGACCGCAAATTTACGTTTAAACACAAAAAAACCGCCCTCCCGCTAAGGAGGACGGCTTGCATAACCAAAACCAGCCCTGATACTGGCTATTTGGTTGGATCGGTCAAGTGTTTTTTGACCTTTTCCCAATACGGAATCGTAGATTCCTTCAAATAACCCGTAGGCCCACCATGGTGGATGCGGCTTATGTACTCTGCTCGGCTCATGCCGGCGGGCCGCTTGTGATCTTGTGCGTAGCGATCCATGTACGCCATGAAGATCCGACGGGCCTTGTACGGATCGAACGCATCTTCATGGGTCCAATCCTTATTGGCCCACTCAGCCGCATCCTGCACATAGGCAGAATGCATCTGTAAGAGCCCATAGGCCTTTCCTGCATCGCCTACGGCGTTTTGGTCACCGCCGCTCTCTACGGCGATTATCGCCAGTATTAGGGCAATCACGAGTGAACCTCCCAACCATTGCCTATAAAAGAACCATCAATGTGGTTCTGGGGCTCATAAAAGCCGACTATCGCGTTCGGATAATCGGCCTTTGCCAACTCAAGGGTATCGTAGAAATCTACGACGGTTTTTCTATCCTGACCAGCTAGGACGCTGGTCGAGGGATATTCATCTATTTTGTACACGGCTAGACCATGCACACTTGCTTCTATTGAATAGGTCATACGTTTCCGAGGCTTTCACTTGCTTTGATCATGTCAAAAACAAAGTTATAAAAAACATATAAAATATTTAGTCAATTAACCCTAAAGTCATGTAATATTACTATAGAGGCATTATGCGTAATCCATTCCGTAGAAAATCGAAAGACGAGCCGCAAAATAACCTATCATCGCCCGATGAGTGGCTAGTCGATGCTCTCTTTCGTGGATTGTCATCCTCGGGAGTTAAGGTGACTCCCATCACGGCATTGGGTGTTTCAACGGTCTACGCTTGCGTAAACGTCATCTCAAAAGCGATCTCTAGTCTTCCACTATGCATTTATGAGCACAGTGAAAACGGAGACAAGGTAAAGGCCTACAATCATCCTCTTTATAACGTCCTGACACTGAACCCGTCAAAGAACATGACGACCAGCGAGGTCATGGGGGCAATTGTTAGCAATCTCATACTTCGCGGAAACTCATACTCTCTGTTGAGTCGCGACGGTCTTGGAAACGTCAGGCAGATGATGCCGATTGAGCCAAGCGACATGAGCTTGCAGATTCATCCTGTCACAAACGAGATAGACTACCTGGTCGATGGCAAAAAGGTTCAGCGATCCAGGATTCTACACGTCAAGGGGCTAAGTAGCTCCGGCGTTCTCGGCTTTGATACTACTACGCTAGCTAAAGATACAATCGGCCTAGCAATTGCCCTCCAAGATGACTTGGCAAGCTTTTTTAAGAACGGGGCAAAGATGGGTAGTATATTGCTATCTGATAAAACGCTCAAGGCTGAACAGATTCAGAGACTTCGCGATGCATTCGACAGCCGCCACAAGGGAACCGAGAATACATATAAGACGGCGATCCTGACAGACGGTCTAAGACCTTTTACAGAACGCTTCAGCTACCAGGATTCTCAACTGGCCGAGCAACGCAAAATCACGACCCAAGAAATTGCCAGAACATTTGGCGTACCTTTGTCAAAATTGCAGATCGAGTCGGCAACGCCTAGAGCCAATGTTGAGGAATCTAATCGGGACTTTGTTACCGGAACGCTTCGCCCGATTGTAGTCTCGCTCGAGCAGGTGTTGAATTTAAACCTAATACCAGAATCGCAACGAAACCAATTCTCTATCAGCTTCAATATGGACGCTCTCCTTCGCGGGAATGTCGAAGCTAGATATAATGCATATCGTATCGGACGTGAATCTGGATTTCTATCTGTTAACGAGATCAGAAGAATGGAAGGACTTAACGGCATAGGCGAACAGGGAGATACCTATTTGCAGCCGCTAAACTTCACAGAACTCGGATCAGCACCTAATCAAGAGGAAGTAGAAGATGAGTAAGATTTATATATATGATCAAATCGGCGGAAACGGAATTGTAGCTTTAGACGTCATCAAGCAGCTATCCGATCTAGATGGAGACATCGACGTACACATTAATTCCGGCGGCGGGTCAGTCAGTCAAGGGATTGCTATTTATAATGCTCTTAAAGAGTATGAAGGCCAGGTTCACGTTTTCGTGGATGGTTTGGCAGCTAGTATTTCATCGATCATCGCAATGGCTGGCGATACCCTTACAATGGCTGAAGGATCTCTAATGATGGTTCACGAGGTTTGGACTGAGATCGCAGGAAATGCCGGAGAACTTCGCAAGGAAGCCGAAGTGTTGGAGAAGCATACCAATACTATTTTGGATATATATGAAAGCAATACGCCTTTGAGTCGCGAAGAGATCAAGAAAATGCTTGAGGCTGAAACTTGGCTAACTGCTGAAGAGGCATATGAGCTAGGCATCGCCACAGACATTTCAGGAGCACTCAAGCAAGCTGCCTCTGTTAATATAAATAGCTTCATGAATGCTCCCAAGGAGCTTGAGGCAATTATCGCTCTCAACACTAAGAGTCTAGATCCAGATCCAGAACCAGAGCCAGAAAAATCGAACTCTGATTCTGAACAACCCCGGGGCGAGGAGGATCAAGACGATCACAACAGTCTTTCAATGGTTCCAACAGCCGAAATGGCGGCTGAAGCAACCAGGGGGCTGGAGTGGCGAGCGGAATATAATCGCGGTGGAACTGAAGTTGGAGTGGCTCGGGCTAGAGATATAAAGAATAGAAAGACTCTTAGCCAAGACACTGTAAACCGAATGATTAGCTATTTCGCTAGGCATGAAGTTAACAAGGAAGCCGAAGGATTTCGCCCAGGTGAAGATGGCTACCCGTCCGCATCGCGCATATCGTGGAGCTTGTGGGGCGGGGACGCGGGACAGGCTTGGGCTAACGCTCGTCGCGAAGATGACTCCGAAGCTTATTACGACCCCGAAGAGGAAGAGGAAAAGAATTTCACAGATAAAGAATTTGTCGCTCGTTTAGAATCTGCCAAGCAGCGTCTGGCGACACTAACCAAACTGGCCAAGCTCTAGCGAGCGACTCGGCCCAAAAAAAACAACCCATACACAACTAAAAAAATGGATAAACTAGTAAACAAGCGCGCTCAGTTAGTTACTGAAATGCGTTCTCTCCTCGATGGTAAGGAAGGCTTGAATACGGAAGACCAAGAAAAGTTGGCTAAAATTGAGGCCGACTTTGATTCTGTTGAAAAGCAAATCCGAGCTGAAGAGAAAATTAACAAGATTGAAGACAAGTTGGCTTCTGTTATCGAAGACAGCTACAAACCCTCAATCCAAAGGGAAAATAGCGTAGACGACTACCGAGCGGCTTTTGATGAGTATGCTCGCAAAGGACTCTCTGCTCTAACTGGCGAAAAGCTGGCTGCTCTACAAGTGGGCACCGACTCCGAAGGCGGCTTCATCGTTCCTGAGTCCTTTGAGACCAAGATCGTTGAAATCCTCCAGGATGTTAACCCATTCCGCAGCGTTGCAAACGTAATCCGCACCGCTTCAGATCGGAACATTCCGGTTGAGTCCAGCATCGGTTCTTTTGCATATGTCGCAGAAGAAGGAGCCTACGGATCTTCTGATCCCGTGTTCGCTCGCGTTACTCTCGGTGCTCATAAAGCAGGTGGTATTGTCAAGGTTTCCGAAGAACTTCTACAGGATGCTTTCTTCAATCTTGAGACTTACCTAGCTAACGTGGCTGGTCGTCGTTTTGCAAACCTTGAAGAAGCTTCTTTCTGCACCGGAACTGGTAGCAGCGAGCCTCAAGGTCTGTTCAACCCAACC